TCACCAACTTTAGATAAAAGCTTACCTAACACATGCCATTCAGAAGAAAAAGGGTTAATACCAACAGCAAGTTCATTGTACATACGATTGTCCATGACATGAGCCATGAACTGCATAAAATATTTACGAAACAACACAGTATAATCCATGGGACCGTTCGAAAAAACACGAGTTTTGCCTTCGTTGACTTTTGCAATGGGACGACGTTCATCCTTGAGCGTATCAACCCAGATGATATCGGATTGAATTCCTTGTTTAGCTTTTTCTTCCATCAATTCGACGGCAGCACGAAGCTCAAGGGCTGAAGGAGAAGTAAAATCATATTCCAATGAACCCATCCACTGGGTCTTACCAGGTTTGCGACCTGGAATCAAATTCCAAGGATACCCAGGAGAAGTGGTGCGGTTGATAGCATTTACATGATCATCACCAGCAACTCCCATAATAGCCTCTTCATAAGATAGAAGTGTTTTGGGACGATTGGTTCCAGCAAAATCATGAGCAATCTTACGATACACATCATCACGAGCAACTTCAAAAAACTCATTCTCTACAGTTAAAGCAGCTTTTCCGGCTTTAGCCAATCCCTTGAGAAGGGGATCAACTACTTCACCAGATGCATTACGGAAAGGTTTCAAATAAGCAGGTTTGGTATATGTTTGAGTGACTTGGTTATGGATTGAACTGGGCATGAGTTCAGATTTGCTAACGTCAGCAACAGGTTGAAGATGTCCAAGAGGAATAAATTCACCTTCCATGGGGAGAGTGAAATCTTCATTCAGGTGGGCATATGGACGACAAACCTGAGCAAAAGGTTCAAGCTCAATAATCTGATCACAGGCTTTCTTGACAGTTTCAAAAGAAACAGATGTTGAGAAATTGACAGCACCAACACCTTTCGAACCAGCAACGTGGATACCCACAATTTTGCCAGTGATAATTGGTGAAGAAACCATCAATAATGAGCCACAATCACCATGCATTGTTGACATAGAATAGGAATACAGCGCACGTGTGTACACATT